ATGGAATAAATGAAAATGCAAGGACTTGGACTTGCCCTGAATGTTCTGCTGATAGAAAAAAGAAAACAGAAAAATGTATGTCTGTTTTTTGGGACACTGGATTAGGACAGTGTAATCATTGTGGTGCTAGAGTACAACTACATACTTACAAGAAAAAAGAAACGGTAAAAGAGTATGTTAAACCTAAATGGACTAACAATACAAAACTTTCCGATAAGGTAGTTAAGTTTTTTGAGGAAAGAGGAATATCTCAATTTGTATTAAGACAATCAAAAGTAACAAGTGGACTAGAATATATGCCACAGTTTCAAAAAGAAGTTGAAACAATACAGTTTAATTATTTCAGAAACGGCGAACTGATAAACGTAAAATATCGTGGAGCGCAAAAGTCTTTTAAGCTATTTAAAGATGCAGAAAGAATACTTTATAACCTAGATGCTTGCCATATATCAAAAGAAATTATAATTGTAGAAGGTGAAATAGATGCTTTGTCTTATATGGAAGCTGGAAAGTTTAATGTTGTTTCTATTCCAAACGGAGCTACATTAAACGGTGTTAATCTTGAATATGTTGATAATTCTATTGAATACTTCGAGAATAAAGATAAAATATATTTAGCACTAGATAATGATGATGCTGGAAGGAATGTTTCAAAAGAGTTGGCTAGAAGGTTTGGGAACGAGAAATGCCTTTTAGTTGATTTTAAGGACACCAAAGACGCAAACGAATATCTTATTAAGTACGGGAAAGAAGATCTTAAAAACACAATAGAAAAAGCAAAAGAAATACCTATCGAGGGTGTTTCATCTCTTTACGACTGGAAGGATGATTTTGAAGACTACCTATTAAACGGTATGCAACAAGGATATATTTCAAAGATTGATAGTTTTAATAAGATATTTTCAACATATACAGGACAATTTATAACAATCACAGGAATACCTTCTTCTGGTAAAAGTGATTTTGTAGACCAACTTTGTGTAGATTATAATAATATTTATGGTTGGAAAATAGCGTATGCAAGTCCAGAAAATAAGCCAAATAAAATACACGCTGGCAAGATTATATCAAAGTTAAGTGGCGAATGGATAAACAAAAGAGAACAAATTCATACGGACTGGTATAAAAAAACAATAGATAAAATAAACTCTGACTTTAAATTTATTGACTTAAATGAAAAGGGTTATGATTTAGAAAGCGTGCTAGAAAAGACAAAAAGTCTTATATTTAAGTTTGGTATAAAGGTTTTAGTTATTGACCCGTATAACAAAGTGAGGTTAAAGTCGAGCCTTAATAAAAATATAACAGAATATACAAACGACTATTTGGCAATGATTGATGAGTTTGCAAGGAAATATGATATTCTTATCTTTGTAGTTGCTCATCCAAGAAAACCAAACACAGGGGAAAGTCTAAATTACGAGCCAACATTTTATGACATAAAAGGTGGTGGTGAATTTTACGATATGTCGCCACATGGTATTTTAGTTCATCGTGATTATGCTAGGGATATTGTTAAAATAAAAGTTCTAAAAGTTAAGTTCTCGCATTTAGGTGAAAATAACAAAAGCATATATTTGAAATGGAACTCTACAAACGGCAGATATTCTGATTTTAGTTATCAGAGTGAAATGCCCGAAGAATTAAGCGGAATAAAAATAGATAACGATAATTGGATTATAAACAAAGAAAATAATATTCAACAAGAACACATTTATTTAGAAGAAGATTGTCCTTTTTGATACTATATTAACTAATAAATAAAACATTATGACACGAGAAGAATTTGCAGAAATATGGGGATATAAGACAGCTATCGGATATGGTTCTGCCATGTTTGATTGTAGAGAAAATATTCTTAATGACTTAGATAAATTAATTGGAAATGAAGTTAACAACATAAAAGAAGTAACTACTGGAACAAAGCAAGTATTATTATTCGACTTCTTTATGTGGTTTAGAGAAAACGGAGAGAAACATTTAAATATCAGCATTGAAAAAATGATTGATATATATTTAGATAAGTGATACGATGTGTAAATAAAATTAGAATTTTATTGTAAAAAGATTTGCACATTAAAAAACTATTTATATCTTTGTAAAAGAAAATACTGCTATAAGTGTAGATGTAGCAATAATAATATTAACCGTACTGGGAGGAGGTAATCTACACAATAGCCGAATCCCTTACGGTTTTTTATTTTATAATTATGGCAACAAAAAGACAAAAACAACGACACCACGACGAGCTAACTTTATTAGCTGCATGTGTTGTATTTGCTGGAACATTATTTGGCTCGGCAATTAAAAACGAAGTAACGTGGGCTGTGTGGTTTACGGGTATTTTAACCGCAGTTTGTATTTTCTGTTTTATTAGAGAGATTGTTAAATTTAATAAGAAGTAGAGATGGCTAAAACACATTGGAAAAAATTAGTAAACCCAGACTATATAGGGGCATATAGTTTAGAAGATGGAAAAGACCTTGTTGTTAAAATTACTGATGTTAAAAGACAAATGGTTACAAGTACTGGTGGAAAACAAGAAGAGTGTACAATAGCATTCCTTGAAAATCAAAAACCATTTATTGTTAATGTAACAAATGCTAAAACAATAACACAAGTAGTTGGTAGTCCATATATTGAAGATTGGGTAGGTCAATCCATAACACTATATCAAGCTGTAACAAAGTTGAAAGGAGAAGAAGTTGAGTGTTTAAGAGTTAGAGCAGAAAAGCCAATAACAATTAATTTAGAAGAAATGAAAAAATTTGTTGTTGATTACTGCGAAAAAGACAAGTCAAAAAGAGATGGTATTTTAAGTTACTATTCACTTGGAAGTATTGACGATTTAAATAATGAACAAATTAATGTTGTATATAACAGATTAAAATAATGAAAGAATTTAAAATAAGGGCTTCCGCTTGTGGAAAAATAATGGGTGTTCGTGGTCTTGGAAAAACAGGGAAGTCTTATTGTGAGGACTGGTTAAAAGAACAAGTATTTAATCGTAAAAAAACATTCCAAAGCAAATTTACAGATAAGGGATTGATAATGGAAGATAACTCTATTGATTTTATTGCAGACCAATTAGGATATGGTTTTTTGGTTAAAAATGAAGAGCATTTTGAAAATGATTTTTGTCAAGGTACGCCAGACATTATCTTAAAAGACCACATTATTGATGTTAAAAACTCTTGGGATTGTTTTACATTTCCGTTTTTTGACAAAGAAATACCAAATACCGACTATTATTGGCAGGCGCAATGTTATATGGAATTACTAGGTTTAAGCCATTATAAATTAATTTACGTGCTATCTGATACTCCAAAACATTTAATAGAAAGAGAAGCGCTCTATTACGCAGAAAACAATGGATATGATGAATTGGATAATGATTTATATTTGGAGTTTGAAAATAAAATGACTTATTCAGATATTAAGCCAACTGATAAAATAAAGGTTTTCGATATTGAATATAACAAAGAAGATGTTGAAAAGATAAAAGATAGAGTTGAAGAATGTCGTAAAATTATAAAAGAATTATTATGAACACCAAAACAATATCAAAAGAGCGATTTATTAAAAACGTGTACTGCTATATGCACAAGTATTCAAAAGAATTTATTGAACAGTTTATTCAACATTGGACTGCTGAAAGATTTGGAGTAATGCGTTTTAGATATGAAAAGTCTTTTGATATTGGTAATAGGCTTGCGAGAATGGGTAAGAATTTTAATTATTGCTAAAATAACTAATAGTATAACAGTATAGAAATAGCGAGAAACTTCGATAATATCGCAATATTTATAACGGATGGCAATATGGCAAGTGGCTAATTACTGGCTACAAACCTATCACGTTGCACCACCGTTTGAGCGATATAAAACACTTCAAATACCACAAAAACAGCCATTTGCTATATTGCGTGTTAGCAACTGGCGGACTTTAACGCAGAAACTTTAATTGAAAGATACAAAATAAAAAATTTTATCGATGGGAAATAAAAAAGATTCTTTAGGAGACAGAATGAAAGAGTTTTACGAAAATAGAACTCGGAACTTTTTACCAAGACGAACTTACACGATAATTAGGGTTGACGGTAAGGCGTTTCATTCTTATACAAGAGGTTTAGTAAGACCTTTTGATGAAAAACTTGTTAATGATATGGACGAAACCGCTTGTTATATGTGTAAAAACATACAAGGTGCTAAATTTGCCTTTGTTCAAAGCGATGAAATTTCTATTTTATTGACAGATTTTGAAGGATTAACTACTGATGCTTGGTTTGACGGCAACATTCAAAAAATGGCAAGTATTTCAGCAAGTTTAGCAACTGCAAAATTCAACGAGCTACGCCCAAATAAAATTGCATTGTTTGATAGTAGAGTATTTACAATACCTTCTGACATTGAAGTTGAAAATTACTTTATTTGGAGACAGCAAGATACAACACGAAATAGTATTTCTTCTGTTGCTCAATCAATGTTTAGTCATCGAGAACTTGAAAACAAGAATACCGACCAAATGCAGGAGATGTGTTTTCAAAAAGGTGTAAACTGGAATGATTTTTCTGCTAAATTAAAAAGAGGTAGATTAATTGTAAAACAGGATTACGAAAAAGAAGGTGCAACAAGAAGCAAATGGGTTAGTGTTGAGCCACCAATTTTTACACAGGAACGAGAAATGTTAAAAGGTCTTATTCCTAAATTTGTTTGAAAAACCAAAAGCGGGGAGGGAAATTTTTTATTTTTCATCAATAACCGATGAACTTTATTAAATGCACTTCCACCGCTTGTTGCTAACGTAAATAATAAATACCGTAACGAAGTGAAAGAACAAAGATTACTATTATTAGAGAAAGTAGCTAAAGGAGAAATAACACCCAAAGAAGCTGATAAGCAGTTATGGGATTTATTTAGTGTTAGCTGTAGGATTCCCAAACCACATGGTAGAAGGATTGAATACGCTCAATACTACATTAAAAGGTACTCCGAACAATTTGGATTAGATAAAACTCAACTAGAAAAATTTATAACCAATTTTATTAGTGATGAATGGATGTCTGACCCTAATAAATCTTACAGCTAACGATAAAAGTATGTAATGCGGAACGAAGTGTAGTTTTATATACTTTGTGTTATCTACTGTGTTTATAGTAAAAAAATATTTAATTAAAACAAAATTATGAAACAAAAGATTTTTAATTTGTTGAGCAAATCAACAAGAGTTTACAATTTGGCAGTTAGATTAATTGCCAACAGAATTATTAGAAATGGAGTAAAACTAACACCACAATATTTAGAGAATAGAGGTTTTAAATATAATGAAAAAGAGGGAATGTATTGTGAGCCATTTATGAAAAAAAGAGATGTTGTTTGGGTTAAATTTGAAGAAAGAGCCTATGCTGCAACTATTAGACATAGCGATAAGCAGATTTTTATAACAACAATAAGCACTATTGAACACTTTGAAATTTATATGTTGCTTTTACATTCAGATAATGGGATTTACGGTTTAGCAGGTATTTAACATTGTAGATAACGTAAATAATAAACGCAGGTGGGCAATGTGATAAACCCACGAATAAATTGCAAGGTATCCGCCCACTTGCGTTTATTTAAGGTTATGTGGCGTTATTATTATGACTAGAGCAAAAGAAAATTTTGATTATATGATAGATTTTGTAACAAAAGTAACTGGATTAAAAGACGAAGAAAAAATCGATATGATTAAACAACAGTTACTTATGTATACATCAATTCAAAATATAGAATATTCAATAATGTTTAATGAGGTTAAAAAGATGCTTGAATCTAATGCCACATAACTTGTTTATATAACACAGTATGCCAAATGAAAACAACAACAGTATCAAATACTTATAATTTGAAATGGCAGATAAAATTTGACACTAAATATCAAATAACAGAATGCAGTAAAATTATAAACATGAATACTGGAAGAATATTAAAAGAAACTTTAAACGGATATTCTAAAGGATTTTGGATAGGTAAAAAGTTTATTAGAACATCAAATATGAATAAGCATGTAGAGAAGATTAAACACATAGAAATACCTTTTTAAATTATGGAAAAGTTAAATTACAAATTTATTATCCCAACAGCGATTTTATTTATTATTTTTGCTTTGCTTTATTTTTTTACACAAAGAGAAGCTCCGAAAAGAATAAGAAGCGTAACAGAATATAAAAAAGACAGCGTTGTGGTTGTTTTTGAAGAAGGAGCAACAAAAATAATTAGAAGAGAATGAAAACATACAGTAAGATAGTTTCGGTAATATTGATTTTAACGCTTTGTGTTGGCTTTATTTTATATCAAAGATACAATCACACCAAAACACAATTAGAGTGGCAGAAATCAAACGAAAAGTACATTATTGATAGTTTGAATGCTAACAATATAAAGCAACTAACAGATACTTTGAAAAAATCTATCAAAAAAGACATAGATACAATAGTGGTTTATCGTGAAAAGATTAACATAAAAAAGAATAACGCAGATA